ATCCATACGACTGGTCTGGTTCTAGGTTGATCACAGGGCTGCGCGTCGCAAGGACGCGCGGCCCTTTTTTATCGGGGCGGGGATGGATTACAGTTTGGTGCAGACCGTCGCGCCCGCGACGGATTTCATGGAAGACGCGCGGGTGTATGAGCATTTGCGCGTGCCGCTTTCCGGCAGCCCGGCAGCGCCAGAAGACAAGGACCTGATTGCAATCTATCGCGACGGGGTTCAAAGCCATCTTGACGGGATTGACGGCATTTTGGGCCGCGCCCTGATTACGCAGACATGGCAAATGAAATTGCCGCGTTTTCCGCAGCGATCCTGCGCCATTCGGTTGCCGTTGCCGCCCTTGCAAACGGTATCGGCGATTGAATATATCGACGATGACGGCGATGAAATCACCCTGGATAGCGGCCTTTACCAGGTCGTGAACCGGGGAAAATATCCGTCGCACATTGTGCCGGCATACAGTCAGACATGGCCATCAACCCGCGATGTGCCCGATGCGGTGACGGTGACATTTGTGGCGGGTTATGGCGATGCGGCGGATGATGTGCCGGCGGCGATCCGCAATGCCGGGCTGCTTTTGATCGGTGACCTGTATGAGCATCGCGAGGCGCAATCGGTCGATTTCGAAATCCATCAAAACAAAACGGTGGACTGGCTGTTAAGCCCGTTCCGGCAGGTGTTCTGATGCGGCGCAAAATGCGAAATGCCGGTTCCGGCGCATTTGATCAGCGGGTCACGGTGCGGCGCGTCACGCGCACGCCGGATGGCTATGGCGGTGCCACCGAAGCATGGGCCGATATCGGCACGGTCTGGGCGGAATGCTTGCAGATCAGCGGCGATGAAAGTGCGGTTGGCGATGCCAAGCGGGCCGTTTCGCGATACCGGTTTACATCGCGCAATGCCGGTGTTTGGGCGGGTTTAACTGCGAGTGACCGGCTTTCGTGGGGCGGGATGGTGTTTGATATCCGCCATGCGCCGGATGTGGCGCGTGCCCTTGATCGCGTGATCGAGGCGGAAACGGGGGCGGTGCAATGAGCAGTCTTGACCTGCAAAAGGCAATCGTCACCCTGCTGGATGGGGTGTTGTCCTGTCCTGTTTACGACGATGTGCCCGATGATGCGCAATACCCGTATGTGGCGGTTGATGCCGATCTGGTGTCCAACAGCCGGGCGCTGGGCCAGTACCGCGAAACGGTAATGGTCTATCTGTCGATCTGGTCTGATTATGCCGGTCGCAAGGAAGTCAAGCAGATTGCCGATACCATCCGCACCACCACGGAAAACACGCGCCCCGCGATGGATGCCGGGGTGTGTGAAAACCTGCGGTTCGAGCGGGTGACAACGTCAAAGGATGTTGACGGAACGACCTATACCGGGCGGGTGACGCTGCGCGCGATCATCCGGCCTTAACCCGGCCGTGACGGCCATTTCATGCAAAACTAAGGAGCCATTGCCATGACCGTGCAAACAGCGGCCGGGTGTACACTTTCTATTTCCGACGGATCATCTGTCGCGGCAACGCAGTCGGCGTTCGAGGCGGAAACATACCTTGAAGTTGCTGAAATTACCGATCTGGGTGAATTCGGGGCGGAATTTTCGACGATTACCCATGTCTCGCTTGCGGATCGTCTGGTGCGCAAGTTCAAGGGCACCGAGGATCCGGGGTCACTGCCTTTGCAGCTTGGTTATGACCCGGATGATACGGGGCAGAACCAATGCAAGGCTGCGTTGGCGTCGGACAACGAATGGGCGTTCAAGGTGACATTGAATGATGCCGGGACCGGTTCGCCTTCCAGCCCGACGACATTCTTTTTCCGCGGGCGTGTGATGTCTTTCCGTCGTCAGATTGGCAGTCCTGAAAGTGTTGTCGGTGCCACCTGTAATATCGGGATCAATACCCGACCGATTGAAGTCGCCGCCGTTTAACAGATTGCCGCGGCAGGCGGGCGCGTGACGGGGGTTCGCGCCCGCCATCTTTCCCCCGATCCCAAAAGGTATTCAGATGACCAAGACAAAACAGGCTGTTGCCACGGCCCCGGAACTGACCGTTACGGTCGCGGGCACGGTCCATTATCTTGCACCGAAACTATCCGCGGTGCGGATGATCAACAGCTTTGCCGGTGGCCTTAATCCGGCCTATCGCAAGGTGCGTGATCTTGATTTCGACGCGATGGCCCAGATCATCGTTGCCGGGGCTGGCTTGAAGCTTAAGCCGTCGGAATATGACGATCTGGTCACGACCATCTGGCAGGAGCCGGACAAGGCGAAACTGGGCGCTGACCTGATCAATTACATCACCGTTCTTCTAAATGGCGGACGCCCGATCATTGATGGCAACGATGTTGCCGATGATGCGGGCGATGCGGATGAAGCGCCGGGAAAGCCGTAAGCCTCGATGAATGGTGGGACCTTGTTTATCGCTATGCGACCGGCTGGCTTGGCTGGTCGGATGAACAGGCGATGCAAACGCCGGTCCCGCGCATTCTGCTGGCCCTTGATGGCCGCATCGACTTCCTGCGCAAAAGCAATGGCGTCGATGACGAACCGGAAACACGGCAGCCATCCAAGGATGAAGTCGCCGACAAATTGCGGGCGGCCCTTCGGGGCTGGAAACCGTCACGGAGATAGCCGCCATGCCCGTCACCGGAACAAAGGAACTGGTGGCGGCGCTGCAGCACGGTATTCCGTCGCGGATCCGTGAGAATGTCGAGGAAGTCCTGCATAAGGCAGCACAGCTTGTGCTGTTCGATATGGAGGCGTTGACGCCGATTGACGCCAGCAACCCCGGCCCGCATGCACGAGACGGTTTGACGATTCTGGCCGGGGATGGCGGGCTTTCCTACGATATCGGCCTGCCGACCCGTGACCTTGCGGAAGATCATTTCTGGTTCCGGTTTCTTGATGGCGGGACCAAGGGCGGCGAGGTTTCCTATCGTCGCAATGGCAGGCGTTTCACGATGCGCGTGCCGAAACGCCCGGCCCTTCGCATTCTCGAGCGTGCGATGGACGGCAACCGTGATGAAATCGAACGGCTGATCGTCCAGGCGATCCGCGAAGCTTTGCGCGAGGGTTTGTGATGGCGGGCGAACTGCAAAAAATCGGTATGTCCGTTTCGATTGATGCGGAACTGGAACGGCTTGAAGCGAACTTCAAACGGGCTGGTCGGCTGGTTGATACAACATCAACCAATATGGACCGCAGCACAAAGCGGGCCGCCAAGGCGTTCAATCAGCTTGAGGCGTCGCTTGACCCGGTTTCCCGTGCGGCGCAGAACCTTGAACGCCAGTCCGACAAGGTCCGTATCGCGCAGGAAAAGGGGATTATTTCCGCAGAGAAAGCGGCGCTGTCTTATCAGCGTTTGAACGACCGTTTTGACGCGTATGTTGCAAAAGTAAATCGGTCGACGAGTTCAGTCGCAACGAATGACAACGCGGTCAACAAAGGTGCTGTGAACTATCGCCGTTTTGGCGCGGCGGCACAGCAGGCGAGTTACCAAGTTGGTGACTTTGCCGTCCAGGTCGCGAGCGGCCAGAATGTGCTTGTCGCGTTTACGCAACAGGCTTCGCAGTTGCTTGGGTTCTTTGGCCCGTGGGGTGCTGTCGCAGGTGCGGCGGCTGCCATCGCCGGTGGTTTGGCGCTTGCGTTCTGGGATACGGCTGACGCGACAGACGATTCCGACAAGGCATTGAAAGATTATCAGCGATCTGTCGAGCAGGCCGAATCGTTCATGAAGCGATTGAACGACGAAACCAGAGAGCATTCTGTTCTATTGCGTGAAGAGCGTGACGAGCTTCTTAAAAATGCTCGTGAGCGTGTTCGTGAGGCTTCACGGGCTCTCGAGGATCAGAAAAAGCTGGTAGAGCAGCAGCGCGAGCGACTTTTCGCGCCGGGCGATGGTTTTCTCGGCGGAAATGTTGTCAAGGTCGATCAGGAGGGTTTGCGGGATGCAATTAATGAGCTGCGATCTCGCCAGCAGGAATTGCAGAAGCTTGAGGATCGTTTAGACAGCGCCATCGCAAAAAACGAGGCATTCAAGAAGTCTCAGGAAGACGACAAATCGCGCAAAAAGGCAGCGGATGATGCGGAACGGCAGGCCGAGAAAATCGGTGGCGTGATTGAGGCGTTGCAGAATGAATATGATTTGCTTGGTCAGTCGCCGCGTGCCCAGGCAATCAATAATGCACTACGTCGTGCCGGTGCCGAAGCGACAGAAGAACAGCGTGCGTCCATCGAGCGTCTGGCGGGCTCGATCTATGATTACAACGAACTGATCAAGGACGAAGCCGAATACGACCGGCAGCGGCTTGAAGTTCAGCGCGAAGGGGTGCAGGTCACCGAAGCCAACCGCACCGCACAGGAAAAATACAACGACGAAATCGAACGGCTGCGCGAATTGCTGGCCGAGGGCGCGATCAGTCAGCAAACCTATGGGCGGGCGGCATCTGCGGCAGCGGATGATCTGACCAAGGCCAACGAAAAGCTGAACAAAACCGGCAAGGAAGTGG